GGATACAATAGGGTTTACGATCTATTTAGTATCCTGAGGACTTCAATGCGACCTATGCGAGACTCAAACTCGCTACACCTCTTAGACAGAGAGGAGTGATATCCATTCACTAATAGGCCTTGAATTGGAGAACCAGGTGAGAATTGAACTCACGACACGCGGGTTAAGAGGCCGCTACTCTACCACTGAGTTACTGGTCCTTGAATTGGCTGGATAGCTTGGATTCGAACCAAGGTCATCCTCGTTAACAGCGAGGCGCTCTACCGCTGGAGCTACTATCCAATATTCTACTTTCGTCAGTAGTCACATCATCATATGAGATTCGAACTCATGCCTGCGGATTTCGGCCGCCGTGCTTCCCCTACACCAATGAATGACTTGTCGCTGGTGGCCACCTGCTAGTGACTACTGACGAAAGTAGAATGTGAGGCTGTGCTGAGTCACAGACCCTCACTGGATATTTCGCTACTCAGTGCGCCTTTGAGAAGAGCAAAGGTACTCATAGGAACTTAACAATGTCAATCAGCAGTAGTTACGTGCAAACATGCACGACAAAAAAACCTTTTACACCTTCGCTCTTCAGCTTGTTTATAAGCTGCTTCTTCGCTTCGGTATACGTGCCACGAATCCAGATTACGTCTTCCATAGACTTTGGATTTCGCGTTTCACTAAAAGCCCAACCGCCTATACCGCGGGGTTTGCGACCGTGAGCCAGTTCGAAGTCAGTCGTATCGAATTCGATCTTCAGCATTCAGCTTCTCCTCATCAGTTACAAAAAGAATATATCACACTGATTCGGTCTTTGCAAGCACTTTTTTAAAAGAAAAACCCCGAAACTTTCGCTTCGGGGTTTTAAAAACTAAGTCTTTACGATGACTTAACTACATAGAACCCCTCATCACACCTGCCCATGCTGGCTGGCGTGTCTCTTGATTAATCGTGAATGGGTAATAATGTTTCATTTTCGTCTTTCTTAAACTGTATTCTATTTATACAACATCCTAGCAGGATTTTATTAGGTTGTCAACTTTTTTTTGGTGCGAAAGGTGGGACTCGAACCCACAGAACTCGGTTTTTGAGACCGATACGTATACCTATTCCGTCACTCTCGCCCAGTATTGCCTGATTAGGCCTATGATAACAAGTGTAACAGCACCAATCATCAATGCACTATATGTGATAACACCAGTGTTACTCAACAGCATATCTACAATCCACATGAAACCTACCCATGTAACACAGAAACATCCTCTATCAAACCATTCGTTCATTATATATCCTCAAAGGTTGGTCGGCGTGCTTGGATTCGAACCAAGTCAAGAACACTCATCTAGTGCTAAAGGGATTATAAGGCCCTCCCGTGTACCAACACCCACGCCGTTATTTCTCTACGTATCGTTTTGTTTCATGACCACATTTAGAACAATGCAGCTTGCCGTCCCAGTCATCCCACAAAGAGGTTTCTTTATAGTGACCTTTTTCACAAGACTTACAGCGTTTGCCGTCCATGTCAATGTGTGTCATCATCAACTCCGCATTTGGTGCGCCCGCTCAGATTCGAACTGAGGATCGGACGGTTATGAGCCGTCAGCATTAACCGCTATGCTACAGGCGCGAATTGGTGCCCCTTGACAGATTCGAACTGTCCCTTGAGCGATTTTAAGTCGCTTGCCTCTACCGCTGGGCTAAAGGGGCGTATTGTTTAGTCCTTCATTGCGCCGAACATGAAGCCCTTGCGAGGATCACCCCACTCAGTCTCAGCACGAACACGAACATATCGTGCGCGAGTGTCGGCTGTATTAGGATTAGGCACAGTAACCCACGGGTTCTTACCCTTTAACCATGCCTTCTGCAAGAGTGTCCACTTATCAATAGCGGAACGTTCACGCTTGATAGCCTTTGACAGACTACGATTTGCTTCACGTTCACCCTTAGAGGTGTAAGCAGACTTAGACTTCGGTGCAGACATTTACTTTCTCCATTACAAAAATTGGCGACCACTGAGGGATTCGAACCCCCATTTTCAGCTCCAGTTACGTCTAGTCGGGTAGAAGCCGACCTCGGCTAAGTGGCCTTTTGAATATTTATTTATACAAATTCGTCAACAGGAAAACCCCTGATATATAGACCATCAAGAAATTTCTGACCTATCATGTGAGCATCATCGCTATTCACGAAGAACTGTTCCCAGATACAATCGTCATCTTCGAAACAATATAGCATGAACCCTGCGCGGTTGTCAACCATTTCAAAACTTACATCATACGACTTAACCATTGTTTACATGCTCACCACAAAAATCATTCTTGTTCTTTTCAATAATCTTAGGATACCGAGTACACTTGCGATAGTTTATATGCCGATCATATTTGGCTTCCATAAGTTCAACTTCAAAACTAAGCATCATGAAGTCACCGAAGAACTTCTGCCAAAACGTCTTCTGTGACCAGATTTCATCAGCAGTCTTTGGCTTCTCAGCCTTAGGATATCTCTTGGCCCAGATACAGTTTTCACAACTAGAAGCAATCTTGCTCATGTCATTAACTCTCTCTTTTATGCACACATAATAGCATATCTGTTGCCATCGTCAAGAGAATTCTGCATCAAATATGTCATTGATATCAATGAGAGATTTTGTGGTCATAAATCTTGGTGTCCAACCATCAAACGCACCACCCTTGTTCAGAAATTGAGTGTATTCTGAAGCTTCATCTTCAAAGAAAAACGCTTTGATGATCTGATCCGTATGAGTTTCATATACAAGCCAAGAATAGTCATTGTCATCAAGTACAACTTCATAGTTCTTCATGTTTTCTCTCCTTAAACCTTGATACCTTTGAATTTGTCTCTCTTGTCGTTCGTCTTGTTAGGCATTTGAATTTGACCGCTGTCTGCAATATCATTTTGTGCAGAAGCTTCAGCATCATACAGTTTCATTTTAGGTCTATCTACACCAATGACAAATCTCTTGTTAGTTGTCGGATCATTGTATCGGTTCTTCAATTGCTTCACCATGATCTGACCTAAGTCTTCAAGTTGCTCAGTGCTGATCAACGCAAACATGAAATCGGCAGTCGCTGGCAGACCAAATGATTCCGATGTATCTTCAAGACCAACATCTGAATTTGAGTAGCCGCCTCTTGTAGTTTGTGTAGCAGATATAATTGGAACATCAAACTCGACTGCAAGACCTCTTAGTTCTTCTGCAATTGCTTTGATGAACGTATAAGAATTAACATTAGGTCCAGCTTTCATTCTAGCAGAGGAACAAATGTTAAGATAGTCGATATAGATGATATCAGGTTCGAAGCTCTTCTTCAATCTCAGTTCATTTAGCAGAGTTCTGAAATGCTGAGACGAAGCAGATGCAGTAGGATACTCTTTGATGATCAACTTACCATTGGTCTTGTTCTTGAGAGATGCAACCTTTCTCTCATACAAATCTTTTGGCATCTTCTCTAGATCGTCAACTGCTGTGTTAAGAAGATTTGCATCAATACGTTCTGCAATTCTTTCTTCTGCCATTTCCATTGTGATGTACAAAACATTCTTACCAATTGTTAGATTGGCAGCAGCAAAGTGACACATAGCAAGAGACTTACCGACACCAGTACCGGCAAGAATGATATTCAAAGTCTTCTTGGGCAAACCACCTTTGGTGATCTTGTTGAAGAACTCAAGATCAAACGGAATACGTTCTTCTACTCTATGATAGAAATCATATCGCTTTTCTACATCTTGGAAGAAATCATGACCGATATTTGGGTCAAATGAAACTGAGAGTGCTTCGGTCAATACATGAGGAATAGATCCTTTACCAAGTGTCTTGTTTTGTCCATTCATGATTTCAATGGATAACATCATTGCTTGATAGATTGCCTTCTCTTGACAGAACGTCTCTGTCTTATCAATCAGCCATTCTTCAGATGTCTCTTCTTTGGATTCATCAAAGGAAGTTAAGGCACTCTTACATGCCTTAACCTCTTCTTCGGTAATCTTAACTAGAGAATTGATTTCAATTTCTAGAGCATCAGCAGTAGGTCGTTTGTTATACTTCAGAATGAAGTCATTGATCTGTTCAAAAAGAACCTTGTCTTCATTCGAAAAGTACTCACTCTTGAGAAATGGTATTACTTTGCGGCAATAGTTTTCATTCCTCAACAAACTCTTCAATATCGTCTTTTCCAGACTTAGCTGCGACATGCTCAGAAACCTCCAAAATCATATGGTTCAAAATCAATCCTGCAAACTCTTCAAACTTTTTGCTTCGTCTGAGATTAGTCTCTGTATGATTACCCATATCAAGTAGATCATATGAGAATTGCAGAACCGCACTATCGTTTTCCAGTTCCTTAACTGATACTTGTACGTATCGAAGTATAACGCCATTCCAAGGCTCAATCAAGATTTCAATAGGGACTGTATCATAGTCCTTCATATCATCACGGAACTTATAGTCTTGACCAATAATCATTCGTCTTCTCCATCTGCAACATTAGACTTACCATACAAGAATTCATTCTTACATGCTTCATCAATTCGATCAAGAATGTCCTTCGTAAAATACTTCTCAGGATCATTTAGAATAGCAGATTCAAATGCTTTTGTTCCATCTGGCAATTCATATCGTGTAGATACCTTCTTGATGATGTCAAACTTCTCAGCAAGATCAAGAAGACCATAATATGGATCAAGACCATCTGTATAGTCGAGTAGTGTCTCTACTTTCTTATTTTCAATAGTCAGTCGAGCCTTCTTTAGATTTGCGGTGATGATTGCACCAGTGATCTGATTATCCTTGTCCTTGTCTTTCTTCTTGGACAAGAACAGAATAGTAGATGCAGCATACTCAAGACCAGAACCACCACCCATCTTCTTTGTCGGCACATATGAACCAACAACATCGTAAACGTGATTGGTCACAATGAGAGGCACCTTAGCCTTACCAAGCTTCAAAGTGAGAACACGGAATGCACCACGCACCAACTGAGCACGGGTCATGTCTCGTGTGTCTTTACCATCTGCAATGTCTTGCATTTCTTTATCGGTTGAAAGATTACCAAGTGAGTCGAGAACAAACATCATTGGTGGACGATCTTTGCTTGTCTTGTCTTCAATGTACTTGTCGAGGATCTTTACTGCTTGGGTTCTGAACTCTTGGATAGTTGCGACTGGCACAACTGCAACTCGCTTTGTGTCAATGCCTCTATCTGTAAGCATTTGCTTAGATATAGCAGATTCGGATTCAAAGTAGAAGACGAATCCTGTTTCGTTTTCTCTGAGGAACTGTCTGACAATGTTGATTGCGTAAAAGGTCTTTCCTGTAGACGGTTCACCAGCGAGTGCTGTGACTTTGTTAGCAGGTAAACCCCCATAGATGCTACCAGATAGCAGAGCGTTAAGACTATAGCTGCCAGTGCCAATA